ACTGAGCCGTGCAAACCCATTTGCCGATATCAAATCAGATGGTGCAGCGGCGATTTCTACGGCTCTCACAAACCTTGGTTTGGGAACAGCTTCGAAAAAGAACGTGGGGACTGGCCCCGGACAGGTTCCGGATATGTCAGCTTTTACAAGCGGTGCTGGCTGGGTACGCTTCCCTGATGGAACAACATTCCAACGTGGTAATGCAGGTATGGCCCAGGGTATTAATAATCAATATGTTACTCTGCCACGCGCATTTTCATCTGCGGATTTCAGGGTCGTTTGCACCTGGAATGACATTGGTACATCTCAAAATGGTTCTGCCGCTCAGGCTTCAGCAGATATTGCTATTGGAGCGCAATCAAAAACCACGACAAGATTTGGATTGTGGCAGGGCGGACAAGGTGGATTTAACGTTGACTGGATCGCTATTGGAGTGTCTTGAGAATGGGAACAAAAGTGGAAGCAGCTTATGTGTGGAGCCCGAAGACATCGGGTTTTTATCCTGTGGTAGAAAAAGAAAGGCTCGTAGCCGCGGGACAGTGGCCGGATGACGGCGTGGACGTAACGGACGCGGAGTATAACAGCCTGTTCCCTGTTCCGCCGGGTCAGTATATTGATACGGTTGATGGACACCCGGGCTGGGTAGATATGCCGCCTCCCACCCAGGAGGAAATTGTTGCTCAAGCTGTTATAGAAAAACAGAACCGCATTGATGCAGCAAATGATTATATGAACGGTAAACAATGGCCGGGAAAAGCTGCTATGGGGCGGTTGAAAGACGCCGAAAAGGTACAGTACAACGCCTGGCTGGATTATCTCGACGCGCTGGAAGCGATAGACACTTCCAGCGCTCCAGATATTAACTGGCCTGTTCCCCTGGAGGTGTAGGCCATACGGGTTTTGCTGTATCAACGCGCATCAGCAAAACCCGGTATTTTCCATTCAGAAAGGGCGGTTGTCTCTACAGGTTTCTTTTCTAATTGAGTGAGAATGGGAAATAGAATAAAGCATTATCGCGTTCGAATATGGCGTGATGGCGAGGAATCCAATAACACAGGGGGTTGTTATTGAACCCATTTTAAGAGTCAATGATGGTTATTTTCTGCTTTATGAATTAAATGAACCACATGGTCATATAGATGTTATCACGACAGGTGTTATCCGATGCCAGTTTATTCCTGTTTGTGAAAGTACAGCTATTGCTGGCACTTAAGGAACGTTTACGAAAATAAAAATCCGCCACAGCGTAATCAAAACGTAACAGTGGCGGATATTGAAAAACTTTACTCACTCACTAACCAAAATTCAGCCTCTTCAAACATTTCCTGGACTACTGCACTGATCCGTTCCTTCTCGTGCTTGCTGGCGTCAGTGTTGATCGCCGGCAGTGTCATCATCGGTTTAACCCGAACATCAGCATCGGGGAAAATCCGGTGAACCCTCTTAGTTAACTCGCCCGGAATGATATCTTTTGCACCGGGCAGTCCATCAAAATTCCTTTTGTCATAAACGAGTTCCACGAACATTGCGCATTGCCTCTTTACTGGATGGATATACAGTATTTATACTGTGTTTTTATCCGGTATTCAAGAGAGGGCGTAATGATGCCACGACGCAGCGATATTGAAATGGCCTGGTATGCTTCGATACGGCAGGAACCGAATGGCCGGCAGACTGTCACCACACAGCGGTTTGTCCAGGAACTGAGCAAGGTTAACTGGAACTGGACGATGAAGCAGGCCAACGAATGGATCGAGTGGTATGTGACAACATTCCGCGATGTATCAACGCAGGAAGGCGAAAACCGTACCTTTCAGCTGTTCAATCCAAATGGGGGACTATAGCCATGGGCTTCCCGTCACCTGCCAGTGATTACGTTGAAACAAAGATTTCCCTCGATCAGCAGCTAATTAGCCAGCCAGCTGCGACTTATTTCATGCGCGCATCGCGTTCACATTTCAGGGAAGGGATACTGCAGGGTGCGCTGCTTGTTGTGGATGCGTCACTCACTGCCTGCGATGGCTCGCTGCTGATATGTGCGATAGACGGGGAATTCAGGATCAAGCGATATCGAACTCACCCGGAACCGCACCTGATAAACCTGGAGAACGGGAGAAGGGAAGCGATACCAGCCGAAAAGGAAGGATACGGCACTTCGCTCCCGGTATTCGGGGTGATCACCTACATTATTAATGATGCGAGGCTAGGGGAGTTTGATGACTGTCCTGTCATGTGACGGCAAAAACAAAAAAGCCCGCACGGGCGGGCAATAACATGCTTATTTTGTGTTCAAATTTATTATGGGCGAATTGAGTATCGGCATTAACAATGACTAATTTAGTGCTGAGTGGAAAAATTCTTAGCAAGGAAATTAATTTCGAGTGATTACGGAGAGTGACAGTTTCTGTGTCGTATGTATTTTGCATTTTTTAAGAACGATGCCCTCGCAAAAGGAGCAAAAAAAAGAAGTAATCCACCTGATTTAAGAGTGGGTTTTGTTTAAGTTCTTTTGGAAACAGTTGGTTGTTGAGATTAAAAAAAATAGTAAAGTTTAATTGATTGATGACGATAACTTGAATGACACAGGCAAGCCTGGCGTAATAACCCAAAAGGAATATTTTATGGCACAAGTTATCAATACAAACAGCCTGTCGCTGTTGACCCAGAACAACCTGAACAAATCTCAGTCTTCTCTGAGCTCCGCTATTGAGCGTCTGTCTTCCGGTCTGCGTATCAACAGCGCGAAAGACGATGCTGCTGGTCAGGCGATTGCTAACCGCTTCACCTCCAACATCAAAGGCCTGACCCAGGCTTCCCGTAACGCCAACGACGGTATTTCTGTTGTACAGACCACCGAAGGCGCGCTGTCTGAAATTAACAACAACCTGCAGCGTGTACGTGAGCTGGCTGTTCAGGCAACCAACGGCACCAACTCTGATTCTGACCTGAACTCCATTCAGGATGAAATCACCCAACGCCTGAGCGAAATTGATCGCGTTTCTCAGCAGACCCAATTTAACGGCGTAAAAGTCCTGGCATCTGACCAAACCATGAAAATTCAGGTTGGTGCTAACGATGGCGAAACTATTGAAATTCAACTCGATAAAATTGATGCTTCGACCTTAGGTCTGAGTAGCTTCAGCGTGGCTCCAGGTAAAGTACCTATGTCTTCTGCTGTTGCATTAAAGAGCCAGGCAACCCCTGGTTTGACCAATGTAAATGGCAATGACGGTGCTGTAACCGGAGCGCCTGCAGGTGCAGCTTTTGGTGCCAATTTCAAAAACACAACCAACGGTAGTATTACAACTTACTTTGGTTCAGCCGCAGTGGATACAGGCGATACCACAACTGAACTTGGTGGGGCTACCGCTGCAAAAGTTTATAAGATCGAAGTTGATGGTCAGACCCATTTTGTTGCGCAGGCAGAAAATAGTGCAACGGCAAATTATACCCTTCTGCAACAAGACGGATTGGGATATAAAAAAGTTGAGACAAAAGTTAGTGATGTCGCTGGCACAGGTACTATTACTGCTCCTGTTCAGCTTGCAAAATTTGGTGGGCGCGTAACTGCATTTGCTGTAGATGGCAATAACAACGCTGTTTCAGTTGATGTGGCAACAAATAAAGCAGGAAGCAAACTCGCTTATAATGATGCTCCGCTTTCTGTTTACCACGAAGGTAAGAACTTAGAAATTCATCAGGTTCAGGATAAAGAAGGCAAAGCCGTAGATGGTAAATTCGTAGCTAAAACTGCGGATGGCAAATATCTCGCAGTAAACGTTGATACAGGCACTGGCAACACCAGTGTAATCAAGGATGCAGACGGCAAAGCAGCTGAATGGGCAGTAAACAAAAATGGTGAAGCGCAAGCTATTTTCCGCGATGGTAATAAAACATTCGTGGCAAACATTACTGGTGCGAGTGCTTCTAAAGGAGACGCTATTGAGTCGTCTGACCTGAAAGCATTGTCTACTGCCAACCCGCTGGCTAAACTGGATGAAGCTCTGGCTAAAGTTGACAAACTGCGTAGCTCCCTGGGTGCGGTACAGAACCGTTTCGATTCTGCTATCACTAACCTAGGCAACACAGTGGGCAACCTGACTTCTGCTCGTAGCCGTATCGAAGATGCTGACTACGCGACCGAAGTTTCCAACATGTCCCGCGCGCAGATCCTGCAGCAGGCAGGTACTTCTGTACTGGCACAGGCTAACCAGACGACTCAGAGCGTTCTGTCTCTGTTGCGTTAATTCGCATCACCTTGAACAACCCCGCTTCGGTGGGGTTTTTTTATATATAAATTTTGTTTATCGTAATGATTTAATTGTAGGTAATGTTTAATGGTTAATGACATCACATACGGACGGGAAGCGGAAGTTTGGCCTCGCGATTATTCCCTTTTATCCAGGAGGCTTCAGTTTCTTCGGTTTAATGACGTTCCGGTCAAAATGGTAAGTTGCAACGGACTGTCGGTGATGCTGCCAACTTACTGATTTAGTGTATGATGGTGTTTTTGAGGTGCTCCAGTGGCTTCTGTTTCTATCAGCTGTCCCTCCTGTTCAGCTACTGACGGGGTGGTGCGTAACGGCAAAAGCACCGCCGGACATCAGCGCTATCTCTGCTCTCACTGCCGTAAAACATGGCAACTGCAGTTCACTTACACCGCTTCTCAACCCGGTACGCACCAGAAAATCATTGATATGGCCATGAATGGCGTTGGATGCCGGGCAACCGCCCGCATTATGGGCGTTGGCCTCAACACGATTTTCCGCCATTTAAAAAACTCAGGCCGCAGTCGGTAACCTCGCGCATACAGCCGGGCAGTGACGTCATCGTCTGCGCGGAAATGGAC